TTTTAACTCCTGACTTATCTGCCGCTTTATCAATTTGTTCTATTTCTTTTGTTCGTTTTCTCAGAAGGTCAAGTAGTTTTACATATTTGCGTTCATTCAGGTCAACGGATTCTTTGACAACTTCCATATTACCCTTCATTTGATTGCCGGGTGGTCTAGATTTTGGAACTTCCATGATTGCAAGATTACCTATTAGACTCTTTCTACGGTATTGGTTTTTGATGTATTGCCGTGCTTGTTTTTCTGTAGGGAATGCTTTGATGAGCATTTTGCTTGCAGTTGCAACAACAGCAAATTCAGTAGTGGCTTCATCCAGTTCAACGGATTCCATTGTGTTTGGTGGAACAAGTTTATGTTGTTTTGCAAATTTCATTGCGCCAGAAATGCTGGGATGACTACCGTGATATGCGAACATCTTGATGCGACCCTTCATTGGGTCACTGATAGTTGCCATTAAGTATCCGTCTTGGTTGCTACCCTTGTTGGGGTTTCTAATTACAACAAATCTCGCACTCTTATGGAGAGTAGATAATACATTATTATGAATCAATGCCTTACCACTTTCGATATGTGCTTTGGTTTTCTTATCCGCAGGGATGTTCGTGTCCCCACCGAATCGTTGACTTGCTTCATCCAGTTCAACGGATTCTTTCAGTCCAAGTGCTTTTACCCATACATCTGCACTTGCACTGATGATTTTGTCACTGATATTACCATAAGAGATGTCATCCCTATTTTTGATATTTGCTTTGGGATACATGACATCTGCCATCATCACACGCAATTTGTTGTCAATGTTTCCGTGGGCGATTACAGCGATGAAACGAGTCTTACCGCCCTTTGAACGGACAACAAGTTTACCTGTTGTGTATTTCTTTACTGCTTGCTTTACTTGCTTTGCAATTGCGGCGGTATTATCTGCTTCATCCAGATGGTTTTTGCCCTCTGCTATATTTAAGATAGCATCATTCAATGATAGTCTTGTTTTTGTGTCCATTTAGGTCTAAACTCCTTTAATAGTATTATGTATATAAAAAAGACCCCAAGGATTTATTTCCAAGGGGTCTTTTTAGTTTGATTACAGTCTGTAATCTATATTAAAATCTAATTTGTAACTGAGTACGAATAAGGTATTCACCTTCTTCTGCGGTGGAATCCCACCCAGTCGTACCTAAGTTCCAACCACCATCAATGCCGTTTAGTGACTTACTGAAATCAGTAGTCCACTTAACATTATCATTGAGTGCATAGTTGACACCAACCGTTACAATGCTAAGATTGGTTGCAACATCTTGAAGATGTCCTTGTTCGTATTGAACAAAACCTTGCATAGCATCGGTGCATTGATATGAGGCAGTCCATACTGTTCCCCAATCGTCACCATTCACATCGTCCATTGTTGCAACATAAGCACCAGTGAAATCAAATCCACCTGCACTGAATGTGGCATCAGCAGTCCAAGTGTTGTAATCAGAAACAACGAGGTCGTTGTGCGAAACAGCAACACCCATGTTTATCCAATTAGCAGGACTAAAGTCTAGACGACCAGTAAGTGCATAACCATTCTGAACTCCTGCACCATTTGCAGTATTGAATCCATCTGTGTATGCAACAGTTACACCACCAAGAGCAGTTTGATATCCGTATTGGACACCTTGACTACGACCTTGACCGAACTGATTTGAGATAACAGAACGCTCTGTTGCAAGAGTGTCTGCACTAGATGTTAGAACTTCCTTCATGAAAGGACTTTTAAACTGACCAACACGGAATCCGCGTCCATCAGCATATGCATCCATTAATGTGAAGTTACCGCCATCTGTCCATTGACCGCCTACTTTGTAGGACCAGTCGTAAACATCACCAGAGATGTCAAGACGAGTTCGTGGAATATTAAATCCATGATTGTTGTCTACACCTTCTGTTGCGTTTTGCTTGTAAGTCCAACGAGATTGAACCCAACCGTGAACATTTACAGTAACGGCAGAACCGTCACCAAGCAAATTTGCACGATTATCTGCATCAGCAAGAACATCATGGACTAGTGAACGAACTTCGTCTGCACGAGTATCGTTCATCCAATTTGAATCGGATGAACCTAGTTCAGCAATCCTTGCTTCGGCTGCTTCAAGTCGTTCTTGAAGGTCTGCATTCGTATCAGCACCGGCAACACCACACGCAAATCCTGCGAGTAATGAAGCAATACCAAACTTTGTAATTTTTGAGATATTCATAGGTTATCTCCTTTTTTAAAGGTTCAAGACGATTAAACGCCTTGAATCAATTCCCAAAGTTCACGAACTGCACCACCAACCCAAGTAACACCGTTCCATGCAAATGGAAGAAGTGCTAGTGTGATTAGCATACTACGGCATACGCCGACCTTACCTAACGCCTTTGTTACGACATCTGTTCCGCAACTTTCTGTACATTTAGCCATTTTATATCTCCTTTTAAAAGAATTAGTCCTCTGGCAAAAGAGGGTGGTACGGAATGCACCATGAAGTCAACTCCGACTTCGTTTGTTTATGTCACTTATATAGCGACTCCACCGATTCCATCGATGATTCAACCCCCCCATTATACACTATAATTAAGGGGTGTCAATATTATTTTTATTAATTTACCAAATCAACGATTTCGCACGCGCCAGCACTACATGCCAATGTCTGTGTTCCAGAAGTATTATCCTCTTTTTCATATTCAGACAATTCACTCCAAACAACATTCTTCGGCATATTCTTCAAAAGTTCGTTGTATTCTTTCTTGGAACAATCTTGGTATGGTGCTTGACGATAAATGTGGTCACTGTGTGGAAGGAATGATACACCACTCACTTCATCAAAATGGTCATAGACCCATGCTCCAACTTCCATCCATTCGTGTTCTCTTACAGAAATAGTAACCGATGGCTTATGCTCACACCAATGTTGTTGATAAATTAACCAATGCTCCAACTGTTGAATAGCAGTCTTATCATCTCGAAAGATTGAGGATTCTGGTGACTTCATGGGGAATGAAAAAACCATAGTGTGTTCTGGTTTGGTTACATCTGGTTCACTAGGAAACCCTTTATCAATCATGAATTGGCAAAGAGGGTCTTTAATGTCTGCACGAACTGTACGAATATAATAATCGGCGTGTCGTGAGTGAATACCCGATGCAGAATCAACTAATTGTGAAACTGTACCTGATGGTTTTACCGTTGTGATTGCGGCACTTTCATTCACTTTGAATTTCTTTGCCCATACTTTATTTGTTTCGATAGAAACTTGACGGAGTTCTTCTAATGCTTTAGAAAGTTTAGCCGCTCCTTCGTTGCCGTTTGTCAAATCATTATCCATGATACCTGTCAGTGAAACACCTAGTAATCGTTCTTCTTCACAATTCTTTTTCCACTCACTTGATAAGTATCGAAAGTTTGTCAGTGTGCATTGCCATGTACCGATGATTGTTGCGAGTCTTACTTTCTCTTTGAGTGTTTTTAGTGTGTCATCTTTGCGAACAACAACTTCAGATAAGTTGCAAAACTCTCTGTCCCTCAACAAGATTTCACTACAAGGATTACAACCGAAGTCGTATGTTGCATCTCGTCTATCCCCAAGTTTCTCTACAGTCTTCTGTGCGGCCTCTCTGTTGAAGATGCCTCGTTCACCAGATTTGGATTTATATAACGACAACCATTCTTCCATAAATGTACCAATTTCTGGTTTACATTTATATGCAACAGAATTATTTGATAATGCTCGTTGTCCATTTTCATACCACCACTGACCTGTCTTTGCTCCACGCATTCGTTCATCGGTCAATGAAGACAAAGATAGAAGTGCAGACCTACGAACACCACCGACCACAACAATTTCTGCAATCTTGCAAATAATATCGTGACATTCGAGTGATGTTAGTTTTCTGCCAGATGCTCCCTGATATGTTCCGACTGTAAAATTAAATAAGTCTTCGAGTGGTCCAGGACCAGATGCCCTACCACCAAATGTTTTCAGTCTTGCACCTGCTTCTCTAATTTTTGATACATCCCATACAGGAATTTGTCCGCCAATTAAAAGTGATGTTAGTTCTTTGTATGCTTTTGCCCAACCAATCTTGCTGTCTTGAACAACAATGGTTGTGTCTGATTTCTCAAAGTCTTCTGCAATAGTTGGGAGTTTCTCTAGGAATCCTCTCTCTACACTGAAACCCACACCCGCACCACACATCAACACATAGAGTATTTCATCGAACGAACGCACTCTACCCGCAGTACAATATGCACAGTTATATCCTGCGACATTATCTCTCTTGAGTGCCTCACCCGCACACATCAAAGAACGCATAGAGGGCATCACCTCTTGATTGAGGATTGCTTCTTCAAGTTCTTTGCGGTCATTCTTTGTTACTTTATAGTTGTTGTTTTCTAAGAGGTGTTCCTCAAAGAAATCAAAATATCTTGCTATAGTTTCATCCCAAGTTTCTCTTCTGGCTTCCTCTTCTATCCATCTGGAGTATCGGCTAAGATGTATAAAATTTTGGTATTCTGTTGGTAGGTTCAATTCACTTCTCCTCATTCTTAATATTGATTGACGATATATTTATATCAGTTTGTTAATTGTT